CTTGCCATTAAACCGGGTTGTCTCGGAGTACCGTAGAGGTCATGCTTAATAATTTCCGCCATCGCTCGTCCAGCACTACCGACCCCGGCAATAGGATAGACTATCTTTAACGCCAGTTGCAAAACGAAGACTTCAACGAATAGAGGGCTAAATTCCTCTACGTTAGTCACCTGTTTGATGTACCGGAGACTACAGGAAGATTCGTCCGTTAAGAGGACAAGGCCTTCAAGTTCATAAGAGTAGACCGTGTTCTTCCTGATAGTTGCATTATCTTCAAAGACAGATTTTTCCCTTAGAAAATCGTCAGGTAAGGAAAATGCGTGAGACCACTCAAAGATAGGGACAACAGTTTCAATAAGTTCCGCCCTCGCCTTTGCAAACCACCACCAGTGAGATTTCAATAGCGCGTCCCGCGTATTGGCATAGTGAGTATTACAGGCAATCGCACTTGGGTCGGTAAGAGGGTCGGCGGTAAGTACGGCTTCCGTAATTGCCTTTACCCCGCACTTGTTCAGGGACATATTGCACATATCGAGTTCACTGTCAGGCGAGTCAATAGCCATAACAATCTCCTATTTATTTGTATGCTCGTACCAATGCAACGTCAATTGGGCTATTATGGCATCAGTTGCCGTTGTCATTCTGAACGAATACTTCGTATTCTGTTTTAAGATAAATTCTTCTATTGACCTTGCAAAACCTCCAATTTTGTTCTTGCCGGTTCCGAATTTCCAGTGATGTATCACCGTCCCGCCAGTAGGCGCAGAAGCGTCATCTGTCATTTTGTTAACAGTAGAACTACCAGTGCTTATTGCTCCGCTTACTGTTGAAGAATTTCTGTTCTTATTGAAGATTGACAAATCGTCACCACCAGCAACCCCGCCGGTAAAAGCTTCAGTCACAATCAAATCGGCGGCGCCAGTTGCGGTCGCTTCAACGACAAGGTGCATCCACTTGGTGGTATTGGCCGTAGTAAAAGAAATATGCAAAGCATCTTCATCACCTTCATCGTCAAGGTCGTTGGTATTTATGTCCGCCTTGAAACTATCGCCAGTGTGTATTTCGTGGTGGGGATATTCTATCGTCTTGAGCGTATCGGTATACGTATCGATATTCTCCGTTGCAGGCGTTACTACATCAGCAGTTGCCTTTCTATATTCCTTGCCCATAATAATTCCTTATGATGTTGGGAATTTGCGATAACAGACCGTAACGTGGACAATTTCATCATTCTCGGTCTGAAAGTTAAGGGCGCCTTTGACTACCAGAGGACTTTCATATACCTGTTTCCACTGCCTGCCTTTGGTAACGACCGGCCCAAGAACACACGCTGCATCATCAAACACTTTTACCCATTTGTCATTGTCTTCCATATCAATGGAAATGCTCTTGACAAGGTACGTGTTATTTGCAATATCTGCCAATAGAGCCGAACTTGCGGAAATGTCTGTGGCGTAACCGTCCACAATGTTCCATTTGCCCATTGAAGGCGTTACATTTACTGTTGCAAAAGCCATAATTACACTTCCCCTCTGTGGTCTTCTGGATATTGCGCCTGTTTAACGGCAGCTATATTGAGCAAATACGTTGTTGAACAGGCGATACCAGCGGTGTCTGCTGCCCATTGGGTAGTTGTGCCCTTTGCCGGAAAACTCAGAATAGTAGCTCCGCCGGCGATAAAATTAACATCGCCATACCCATAATGGTTCGGGAAGTCTTTCGCTGTTGCTACTGTCAATGTGGCTGACGTTACGTTTACTGCGACGAATTGTCTTACCATTTCATCGAAATCGTCTTCTGTCATTGCATCTATAGACTTGTGAGGATTGTTTTTTAAGTACATCACAAGTGCCCACAAAGTCTCGGTTGCTGTACCTGCCATAATTTAATCTCCTTTATCGTTAGGGTATTTCACGTGGTATTCCCTGGAATTTTTGTCAAGAGGTTTTGGTTCACTTGCCGGACGTTTGCCGGTTACTGCCTCTTCTCTTGTTTCTGGAACTTTCTTCTTTTTGTCTGCCATTTTGAAACCTTTCAAAAGTAAGGCAGGTGGCCGAAGCCACCCACCTTTGATTAAACTTACGGGCTAATCGTTAAATAAATAAACGGAGGATTGGCCCAGTTGCCTATTGTCCTTCGACCCATAATGAAACCGGCAATTTGGGAGTTTGCGTGATTATTCGCATCTTCAAGATTACCGCCTTCATGGAAACGAGCCATCTGGTCATAAGCCGCACCGAAATCAAGAATAGCATTTGGTTGCATCCATGTTGGCCCCCATGTCTGGAACCAACCAAAAGAACCTGATACTATAGCTACAGTCGCCACGCCCATCACAGCAGTGTTAGTACCACCAGGCTGAGTAAGCTGGAGATATGGATTCGGACACCATTCAGAATAAGAGTTCGTTACCAGAGCCAGTTGAAGCGGGCCATCAAGATAGACCTTAACAACAGTCCCGTCTGGGGCCGCTACATGGCCTGTAATGCGCCTGAATGTTTTCACTGCACCGGGTTGAACGTAATAACCACCTACCATATTGTTCTTAACACCAAATCCGTTAGTCAAATCTCCAGAAGTAGCATCAGTGGTGATTTGAACGTAATTCTGACCAACAATAGCAGCGGCTGTGGTATTCCTGGCAAAAAACGTGCCGACGTCAAAAGCGCCTTGATTAGGGGTTATGGCGGAAGCTGCCTTGCCATAACGAAAAACCCTATCGTCCTGTCGATACCTTGTCCCCAACTCATACACCTGTTTAATACCCGTACTATAAACACCAAATTCAGTTGCATCTTTACCGTCTGGGTCAATACGGAGGCGACCAGTTACGATGTTAGGAAGTTGCACTGATTTAATAATATCAGACATAACAAGTCTCCTTAAACTTTGTCGAGGTTGATTTCAACCACGGCGGGGCCTTCAACTCTTGTGGCGCCAATAGACATCTCGACGTAAACCTGGGTCGAGTAGTTCTTGTCGTCTCGTTCCGAAATACGAACCGTAGGTTCCTCAGCGATGGCGAGGACAATCGCATCCTGAGCACAAGCGTAAGACTGGATTTCGTTGGCGTCGGGGCCGTCATTCAGTAGCGTGGTCTTAATGAACTTAAAACCAAGGTACGTATCAAGCTGACCCTGTGCCAGAGCCTTAACAGTGTTATAATCGGAACTTTTGACCTCTGTGGTATTCAACATTTGATTGATGTTGTACGGGTTCGTTATGAAATAACGCTGCCGTGAATCATCAATATTCGCATCGTCCATCAACTGCTTACAAGAAAGCACCTTGGCGATGGTCAAACCGGTTTCAACTGCAACGACACCGTCAACGCCAGCAACGGCAAATGTGCCGTCAGACTGGATAATCCGACATTCGCCTGCATCGTAGTTGTTGACGGTAACTGCTCCGGTATGCCCGCTGTAAGCGGGGCCGCCCAACTCAGTGATAACCACTTCGTCGATGGCGCGGTTGAACGCCATTACAGCGTTCTGGGCGTAAGTTGATTCGGGACTGATAAGCAGTTTTAACTTATCAACATTGTCAATCAAGTCAGCCCAATTGTAGTCGTCCATTGTCAACTTGCGTCTGGAATGAGGGGTGTCAATCTGAGGGGTATCACCATGCCGTGCGCCCATCAACTGCGCAACGGTAGCGCCAATGCGCTCGACGTACATCGTATCGCCGGTGACATCCTCCATCCTGCATATCCGACGCAGTAAGGACTCCTTCTGCTGAGATAAAAGCAGAATATTGGCCTTAAACTGGCTGACAAAGGCTTCAGTTATTTGAACACTCATTAGATAACCTTTCCAATGTCTTTACATTACTCGGAATGGGTGTCCGACAATCGGGCCTATCCTACCTAACGCCGGTAAGCGGGCGGGTTACCGCCATTCTTCGGGCCTCGATTAAGAGGGTATCCAATGAGAAAACTTTAAGAGGGCTTTTCAGCGTGTCCCTTTGGTTTTACTCCTAAAGATTTTAACCAACATACATAACATATTTTGAATTGGTTCTTACCAAACAATTCTTCAACTCTTTTTCTTGCTGGGTTAGCACCGAGCAAATCAATCTGTACTCCGGATATGGTCAATTTGCCATCAAATCTCAAATCAAATCCACATACGTCACAATATACGTTATCATTCATATTTTATCCTGTCTTAGTACTTGCTACTTTATCCTGAAACAATTTCGCAACCAAATTAACCTGTCTTTGATGCGCTTCTTTGGTAAATCCATTCTTTCGCCAGTCTTTACTATAAACCGGTTTTGCCATTTCCTCATCTATCTGGGCTTGCAAATCGCCTGGTGTTGGTATGCCAGTATCGTGAATAACACCATGCTCAGAAAACTTACCGCCGAGATTAGATGCAAACCATATAAGGTCTGGGTCGGCATTGACCTTCTCCAGTATCCTTGCCTTGCGCTCCTCGTCAACTGTACCATCCTTGTTTTTCGTTCCCTCAACAACGGCGATATTGCCAAGGTGCATCTTCTGGTCTCTTGCGAGTCCCCATTCAACGTCGAGCTTTTTGTTTATTTCGTCCAAGTTGTACTCTTCCTGCTGACGTTGTTTTTCCAAAGCCGCCTTAGAACTTTCAATATTTAGAGCAAGCAAGTCATCTGCAAGTTTCTTACTTGCCCCTCCTTTATGCAATATGTCCTGAGCCTTCGTCATAAACTCATCGTCCCAATGCTCTTCGGGAAAGTCGTCAGGTCGCTTAAAACCATAATCCAGAGCAGTATCGGGCCTGCCGCCTATCTTATGGTATGCGTCCCATACTTCGTCGCCGGAATCTTCATTGGGGATTACCATTTTGTCCTTGCCTACCATTCGGCGGGCGTGAACGGTTGACCTTGCCAAACTCTGAACATCTTTTGCTTCTTTAAGATAAGACTCTTCTCTCAAATCCTCATCTATAGAGTCCAACCATCCATCTCTTAATACTCCATTCTCATCCGCCAATGCTACAGGGGCAGCGAGTGTCCCGTCTCCTTCGCCTTCAGAGGCCGCTGCGTTTCCTTCTTCTACCATAATTTAATCCTTTCCTACCAATATAGGCTCTTTCTTTGTAAATTGTTTCTTGTTCTCCGGGTTGTCAAGAAAACCTCTGGCCGTAGCGGGAGTTAGCTCGATATTAAAACTCTCCGTCTTTGCGCCGGGATTGTTGTCCTGAAAAACCTGTTGCTCTTCAGGGGTCTTACAGAAAAACCGCTTCTCGCCCATATTGATTTGAATGACTTTTACCGTCTTTTCTATTTCCTGCTCCGGCTGGGGAGCGGGCTGGATAGATAACTTATCTATCAATATCTGCATCAAATCCAAGCGGTCTTTCAAGCCTGCGACCTTCTCCTGTAACAATTCCAATGCACTTTCCATTTGCTGATTCGTCATTCTGTGTCTCCTAAAGTTTCTGTTCTATTTGATTAACGATAAAGTTTATTACTGCCCTTTGTGCAGCTCTTTTTGTTACGTCATAAGGGTCAATCCTACCTAAAGTATCTCTTTTCCATACGATTGTATCGTAGCTATATCGAGTCTTTAGTTTTTCTAATGCCCTTTTGCCACATTCACTGCCAAAGACCTCTTTGAAATCTTTCGCCGTTTGTCTTTGTTCCGGTGTTAATTCTATTTCTTTTTTCATTTGTGCTTCGCTAATGTCCCGTAGATATATGCCTTGCGGCGCTTGCCCTTTAAGCCAGCTTTCCTCGCACCTTTTTTTAGTTTTGCGTGTAACCATTTAGGCATTTTGCAAAACCTCCGCCTTCAACTGTAAGATAACAGGAGCTTTCTTCAGCGGACAATTATGTGGTATTCCATTTTCTATAGTATCTACTCCTTGTTTTAACATACAATGACCATCATAATCAACTGGACACCAAGTTATTCCTCGACAACTTTCTATCTCTTTCAATTCGTTAGGCATTTTGCAATTCCTTTGCAAGCGAACCTTCTTCTGGTGTACCTGAAGCGTCTTTGTAGGCCTTAGCGCCTGCCTGAGCCATCTCAAGGGCTTGCTGCTGCTGTTGCTGTTCGGCACGAACCCGTCTTTTTTCGTCTCGTTGCTCAGGGGTATTAAGATGTTCTTCCTTCGTACCCAAAGACCTTGCCAAGTCCCTGTATCCTTCATCTGTATTAAGATTGTCTAATGTACCCGGTATTGTTTCCTCCATTTCCATTCCTACTGCCACAGCCTGTTGATAGCCTCTTGCCTGACCAGAACTCAAAGCGTTTGCCATCAATCCTAAATACTCTATCTCTAAAAGTTCCAAACCTGGAGGTGGTAGAGGTATTTCACCGTTTCTCACCAAAAGCCGAAATGTTCTGGTTATCAAAGGTTCTAACAGTTCGCTCTGTATCCTGCCTACCGGCTGACCTATCTGGCGCAAGCCTTCGAGCTTTCTCTCTCGCAGTTCAAATTCGTTCCTTCTATCGCCGGTCAAGTCCGTAAAAGGTATAAAGGCTTTCTTTTTGTATGCGTTGTGGATAACTTCCCTCTGCATCTCGATTATATCTTTGTTGATAACATAAGCACCATGACCTCCAAAATCTATCATTCTTGAAGCCGGTAATTCTGTAACTACGTTTTGAGCATCAGGAGTTACGTCAAGTTCGCCATCAAAACTCGACAGAACTTCCCTCGGTGGTCTCGGTGCTTTGTTACCCATTTCTATAAAATCACACATCATCGTTTGCATCACTCTGACCTGTGGTTGTATTTCCGTGCCTATCCCGCGTCCATGAGTCTCACCGGAAGTCACCGACCATCTCGGTACGTGGAATGGAAACTCTTCAAAACCTCCCTCTTCAATTTCGTGTTTATCTTTTACTGCTATGTAATAAGACTCCCAAGGTGCGTTCAAGAAATCCACGAGGGTACGCCCCCGTTTGTCTCTCGGTGCTACAAATTGGATGAACCATAAAATATCATCTCTGCGTTTCGGGTCGTTATATGCTTCCATTGCAGTCTTGCCGATTTT